TACAGACGCGAGAGTATTCTCGCAGCCGCGAGATTGTCAAGGAGAAAGCAATGAAGAGCGTGAGATATATCGACCTGGCGATACAAAAAGGCGGGCACAAGAACGATTTCGGTCTGTCGAAGAAGCTCGGTTGGAGCAGCGGCGCCATCAGCATGTATCGATCCGGCAAGCGAATCATGGACGACGAAGCATGCTTGGCCCTGGCCCTCGAGCTGGACATAAACCCCCTCGAGATCATCGGTGCGGCCTGCATCGACCGCGCCGAAAAGAGCGGTCAAAAAAGCCTGTGGGAAGTTTTTATGTCGAGGACGGCGGCAGCGGCCGCGACGGTCCTGGTCGCTAGCGGTGTCAATTTATTTTTGACACATGGAAACGCAGAAGCCCATACCTACAGCCCCTATAGCGAGGGCAGGGGTGGACCAATCTATATTATGTCAAATCGTCGTCGCAAGGCGTGGGCTCGACTACGGGCAAAATTGGCAGGAATTAAAGGGGTGTCGATGCCGCGAGCACTGGAGGCGGCAGCACGCTAAAAGGTCCAGTATTTCACGCTTTGATACGCCTGCCATGAGCAGGCGTTTTTTTTGCTGTGACACGTCACGATAATGCTTGCGTAACCTGGCCTGGCCGAAGCGCCCGCCCCTCAGATTGCGGATGTGCCAGTAATGGCGCCGAATCTCACCGACGACGTGCGCGAACTCCTCATCACTCAGCTGATCGAATTGAAACAGTTCTAATTGCATTTCAGCAATTTTAACAAACGGCGGTTTGGCATGGCGCGAGCACGGCCGCATGTCCAGAAACGAAAAGGCCGCACTCAAGCGGCCAATCGAAACACACTCAGCAGGTCTACATGGGGCCCTGACCGGCCCCATACCCCCGGCACTACTTGTCAGCGATCCATCAGATGCCCGCGACCTGGTTGCCAGCCGCCGCCCTGGTAGCACGATTGTTCGGCGGTCCGTCTTGGATCGTGCCCCCCTCGTTGAGGCCAGGCGACGTATCTGTGCGCTGAGGGCCCATCGGAAGGCCAGGAAGCACGGAGACGCGCGGACCAGCTGCGGGGCTATGATCGGGCGCCGCCGCGTCTGGAACGCGCTGTAGGACCTTCTGGGAGGCCTCCGCGCGCATCTGCTGATCTCGGTCCCGATCCGCATCGAAATCGCGGAAAAAGCCATTCCTCGCGAATTCCATGCACATGTTGAACGGCACATCCATCGGCGTGGCCTGTTGCGTGTAGCACTTGCACGAGACCTGGTCGTGATCGGCCACACTACCCTTCTGAATGCACATCGCCGGAATCGGCACGCGCGTTGGTTGCGTCAACTGGTCATACTTCGGCGCCGTCTGCGGAAGACCAGCGACACGGGGCGTCTCCTTCCACACATAATCCTTGAGGTCCTGAACCGGATCGGCCGGAGCGTGCGCACCTGGTTGCGGAGGCGGCGGGACGAGCCCAGCGACTCCACCAGGTCCAGCTGCTGTAGATGCGGAAGGATTCGCCGCGGCGGCCGAAGCGGGCCCGGCCTTATGCAACATGCGATACGCCATCCAGACACACGCCACCACGAGAACGGGAGCCAACAACAGCAGCTTCACACGAAGCGGGATCTTGCGCTTCATCGTGTGCGCATCCGCACTGCGGTACAAGCCGTACAGATCCTTGGCAAATGGCCAGGTCGTTTTTTGGCTCTGACTCTTCGCGCCTGCCGACTCTGGTTTCTCCCGGATGCCATCCCAAAAATGAACCGTCGACATCTCAGCACCGAAGATACGCATCATGTGCCGATGGCTATGCACAAGCACCTTCAACGCCGGATCGATCAGCCGAGGATGTTGCGTAGTCCCATAGAAATCGATGCCTTTATGGCGATGCTGCTCGAGCTCGGTGACGTACGGCGGCGGATTCGACGTAATGGCCCTGGCGCGAAAAATCGTCTGAAGCTCGTCGAGCACAATGATTGCGCCGGATGGCACCGTCTCGTGCCAGGTCTTGGGATCGAACTCGGTCCACGATGTCCCCTTGAGCCTCGGGTCGTCTTTGAGGAAGCCCTTGATGCCGGAATAGTAGACCGGACGATTTTCCTCCGCAGCCACCTTAATCACCAGCTGGAGCATGAACAAGGTCTTCGCGTTGCCGGGCAAACCCGTAATCAGGTTGATCATGCTCCACCCTTGATCTTGAACTTGGTAAGACCCGACGAAAGCCCCGACACGGCGATGCACGACGTCCAGGTCGAGAAGATCATGCCCAGGCCCTTATCGACCCAGCAGAAGGCCAAGAAGTCGATGATCTCGGCCGGAAGACCAGCCATATTCATTTTGACCTGGTTCGTCAAAAAGGTCGTCGTCACGTCGACGCCCTTATACGTCACGTAGCCGATCCCAAGACCCAGCAATACACGGCCGACCAACGACCCAGCCAGTTGAAGAAGCATGCCGCCCAACGCGGCGAGGAAGACAGGCATTTAGACCCCGCTCGAAGAAAAGGTCCCACGCACGATCTTGAAGCAGACCAGCGCCGAGACAATCATGGTTACGTACCGAAGACCCAGCATCAGGTCCTGCCCTTGCGACAACGGAAGGACAATGCTCCGACCATCCGGCAGCGAAATCGTCTTGTCCTTGAAGTAGGAACCACCGCCCAGCCAACCCGACTGATCAATGGCCTGCATCTGCACGACATCAGCCTTACTCGCTGACGGCAGCGTAGAAGCCTGCGGATCGGCACCGTTCATCACGGCCGTGCCCAACGAATACGAAGACCCGGCCTTCAGCGTGTCTTCATCGCTCTGCTGCTTACACTGAATCTGCGCTGCCGCTCTCAGCGTCGCGCACTGGATCGCGTCACCGGTACACACGATCGATCCACACGTACCCGAGACACTGCTATTCATGCAGATCGTCAGATTCGGGTTCTGCTTACACAGATTGTTCTGATCGGTCGCCGGTGAATCAGTGCGGCCCGCAGAGCCCGACGGTGTATTGGTGACGGTGACATTCTTCACGACCGTCACAGTGCCATCAGTACCCGTCGTCGTCGTCGTCGTCGTCGCCGTCTTAGACCCATCCGAATTGGTCTGCGTCGTCGTCTGCGTAGCCGTGGTGGACCCGTCGGCATTCGTCGTCGTCGTCGTTGGCCCAGTCGTCGTCGGTGGCGGCTTAGGTGGATCAGGCGGCGCGGTACCCGTGCCCATACAGATCGGAATACCCGACGAATCAACACCAGCCTGAACGCTACCCAGCGGACACGGCACGCAGTTCGGGCAAATCTTCGGATCGGCCTTCGGGTTGTCGAATGGCGGACTCTTCGTCTGCGGATCGCTCTTGACCTCCGGCGTGTCGTTGGCCGTGCTGCCAGTACCTGGGGCATCTGTACCGTTCCACGTGTCGCCCGTTCGCTGAACCTTCCACATGCAGTAAGTGCCCGTCGTATCGGTCCTGCACACCAACATCTCCAACGGCGTGATCACACAATTCGCATAGTGATCCGGCGTCACGTAATTGCCGCCCGTCGTGTAGTAAAACCGCCGAATGAATGGGTTCTTATCAGTGCACGGCGGCGGCGGCGGCGTGCCCCCGATGCAGGTCATTCCGTTCAACGTTCCGCCGTACGGGCAGTAGAACCAAAACTGCTCGTTGACCTTAACCGTCGTCCCGTTCTTGTAATTCCAGATGCAGTGCGGCGGCACATCGCCCGTCAACGTCATGGAGGACACACTCGATCCACTTGGGATCGAACACGTCGTAGAGTCCATCGAGCAGTTGCACGCCTGCGTCGTCGTGCTGTACCGCGTGTAATTGCCTCCGCTGTTGTTGTACATCGCGTACTGAATGACCGCCGGATAATCCGCCCGCGCATCACTCGACCACAGCATCAGGCCCAACAAAAAAATGAAGAGCCTAGTCATTGAAAAGTATCCAGAAAAAGCCGCAGACCGCGACGAGGTAGATAATCGACATGTCACCCTCCAACGTTTACGAAAAAGGGGAGCCGAAGCTCCCCCGCCACAACCCAGCCGAGGCGGGTTACATCGCCGCGCGGATAAGCTTGTACGTCTTGATGCCGACCACGACCGTCAGGTAAGCGATGCCTACCGACGCACACGCCACGCCAGCGGTCGTCAGCGCCGTGACAATCGCGGACACGTCGATAGTCGTATCTGCACGTGCAGCCAGCGGAGCCACGCACACGGCCGCAACAGCAGCACGACGCGAGGACGGTTGAACGCGGGACAGGAAGTTTTGGATTTTTTTCATCATTCACTCTCATGAGAAGAGGCAGGGCCAATCGCCCTACCGATGGCTTTGAACGCCCAGGCACTGGCCCACATCACGCCGACCGCGATAGTGACCGTCTGAGCATCGGAGAGGCTCATGTTGCCCAGCTCGCGCCAGGCATTACTTGCCCCATCGTCGACCTGATATTGGCAGGTCGACAGATTCGTGTTCGCCGGATCGAGCGCGAGCAGCAGCGTGCCATCAGGCTGCTGAATCGCTTTCGCGCAGACCGGCATGTGTTAGGCCTTGGAAGAAGCGGCCGCAGCAGCCGGAGCCTGATCGCGCAGGGCCTGGACAGGACGCACTTGCAGTACCGTCTGTTCCATGCCTTTCGAGCCGCTGACCATCTCGATGTCCAGCTCGGCGATGAACGGAAACTTCAAGTGCTTGATCGACTGGACCACGGCCGAGTTTTTGCATTTCATCGGCTCGGTGCACATGCCGAACGCGTTATCGCTTTCCTTGAGGATGACCTCGACGAACAGCTTGCCGCTGTCGATCTGTTTGCCGTCATCCATCCGACCGTTGAACATCTTCGCGCCACGAATGGTCGCCTTGGCTTGCATTTGCATTTCACTTCTCCATTGATCGAGCAGGTTCGTGCACCCGTGACACGCCGCCGGCCACAGCGGATTTTTCTAAACGGTGCGGCACACCAGGTACGTGCAGCAGGTCGTAAAGGGCCTTGTAATCCATGCCCAGCTCATGCGCGAGCTGGTAAATCGTTTTGCCGTACGCGGTCACGAGGTAATGCGTGAGGCGCTTCAACACAACGGTGCGCTCTTCGCTCACGACGTCCCGCTGATCGGTTTTGATACGGGTCTTGATGGACTCGACCAGGTCCTCAAGCGCGATGAACGCACCCGCGAAATACGTGGTCGGATTGATGACGATGTCGTGCGGGATGACGCGATCCTTATTGCCGAAACGAATTTCGATCCGAAGCCATTCGCTAGACGGGTCGCCGAGCTGCTTGCCCTTCTCGTAGATGCAGAGCTCTTTGCCGTTGGCCTTCTTGCCCAGGTACAGCGTGCGCCCCAACGCATGGAGGTCGCCGCTATGACCGCCCTCAAAATAGCGCCTGGTCGGAATGCGTCCGCCACAGTTGAACTCGCCGGAGCGGTACAGATCATCGAACTGGTCGAGGGTGAAGCCTTCCAGCAGGTCGAGCGCTGTATCGGCACGCGTGATCCGCGCATCGAGGTCCTGCAGCGTCGCGTACACCGCCTGCCAATCGCTGACCATCGAGCAGCCCTTGCCGGTCAGGTCGACCATCATCGTGCTGCCGGTACTGCTGCCACCCAGGGCAACTGTGCCGACCTTGACGAACTCGGCATCGATCCAGACCATGAGATCGAAGCTGGACTTGTAGCCGAACATCCCTTTCTCGGCAGGCAGGAAATTGATCGGGATCGAAAACCAGAGAGCGAAGTAACGCTTCAAAACGTCCAGAGCCTCTACCTCACTGCCTACCGGCAGGAAGGTAAAACGAAGCCAGTCGATGATCGCCAGACGCTGATGTGTTGACGTTCCGTCACTTTCCCCCCGTATTACAGTACGGGGGGAGCCGCCTGCGGCGGCCGCGCCCGTTCGCTGCGCTCCGTGGGCGCGTCCTTCTCCGGCGGCGATCATTGAACACGCTCCAGCTCGACAACCGCCCAGGCCAACTGGCGAGCGACGTAGTGCTCGCCAAGCACGTCATGTTTCTTGATCAGTAAATCGATGTAGTCCTGCACCTGGTCCGCGTTCATACGCGACGAAAAGTGAGAATTGGAGAGAATCTGAGAACGCTCTCGTTGACCAGTTGCCGGTTTACCACTAGGATTCATCATGTTCTCGCAGAAGAAAGAATTCTTACAGACGCGAGAGTATTCTCGCAGCCGCGAGATTGTCAAGGAGAAAGCAATGAA